CGGAGGCCTTGGACTCGTGGCAATAACTGTCCCATTAACAATTTTTCACAAACAAAAAAGGTCAAGAAAATGATTGTACTAGCTCAAATTTCCGATATTGACGATATCGAACAAAAGTCTTTCACAAATCAGCAAACTGGTGAGGTTGTTGTTAGTGGTTCTATCACCTTAACAACTTCTAAACCAACCCGTGTAAACGTGGTTAAAGTGTCTCCTGAGCTATGGAAGGAGTCGCAAGGTGGTAAGCACTTCGAGTCTTTTGTAGGTAAGCAACTTAATTACCAGATTGAAATGCGTGATTACTCTTACATGCAAGGCGATCAACTTCGCCAAGGTACGTCTGTGAATCTTTTCCGTCTACCTAAACAAGAAAATCAAAAATAAGGGCTTTCATGATGACCGATGCGCAATTTACAGAACTAATGGCACGCCTCGATAACTTCCAGTTAATGGTGTTTCTTGGGATTTGCTTTCTGTTGGTTGCGCTCGGTTGGATTGTCGGAGGGCAACGATAAATGCTTTCAACACAGTTCATGCTCGGCTGTTTTTGTGGAGCATTTATCCTTGGTTTCTCGGTTGGGTTTCAAATTTTGGTATTCAAACGAGCCGCTGAGGTTTCAACTTCAAACTAACCATAACGATAGGATTTTAAACATGGAAAATCAAAACAAGGTTCGTGCAGCCCTTTCAAAAGCACTTTCAGTGGTATCGGATAAACGTGCCGTGATTGGTGGCGCACTTCTTGTGGCGGCATCTGGTGCTCATGCGGCTGACCCTGCTCCAGCTCTTCCTGCTGCGGCATCTCAAGCTTTCACTCAATTAGGCAACTATGCGGGCGAAATGATTACTCAATCTTGGGCGGTAGCCGTTCCAGTCACACTTGGCCTTATTGGTATCAAGCTATTCAAGAAAGGCGCAAACAAAGCAACATAATCCACTGCGTTGTTCGTATCACGGGGCGACTTGTCGCCCCTATTCCTCTAGCCTTTAGATAGAGTTTTCATCATGCGTATCCCTTTAATTTTCCTTTGCTCCACTCTTTTTTTTGCGCCTCTATCCTATGCTGATAACTCATTACCACCATTACCACCGTTGCCAGATTCTGGCGGTTCAGGTGATTTCCCTCCGTTTCCTAATGATGGTAGTCCTGATGATGATCCTAATGGTTTGCTCACGTTTACCAGAATCAGTATTGATGCGTGTGGACCAGCTCCAAAACTATCAACACTGAATGACATGATTTCCTGTTTGGAAGGAAAGCCAGACCCTGCTCATCCAGAAACACAAATTATAAAGAACTGTAAACCCTCCGGCTCTCCTTTCAACGGTTCAATCCGATGCGATAAAGTTCGTATCGATAATGGCAAGGTTGTATTTAATGCTTCTTTTGCACATTACGGAACACCCAAAAAATGCGAACAATTTCAAGGTCAGCTTACACCTAGAAAATACTGGCCTGAAATTCAGTTTGGCTCAGGTAGAGAGATTTGCAGTTCAGGCTGTGAATTAAAAATATCTGGTCTTTCACCGTGTACTACAGGCTCATGTCAGGGACAGTTTATGTATACCGGTGATTCCTGTAGCTATAGCGGTTTTAGAACGCTCCAGATTGTACCTCCGTTTTGCACGTGGAATTCATCGCGTGTTTCTTATGATTGTCCAGAAGATGCGGATAACAATGGTCTTGTGGATGACCCTCGCGCTCCAATCGACAATGCAGCGGTTTGTGGTTTTGATGCTCTCGATTCCTTTGGTTGTACTGGCGGCACGTTTGGTGATGGTTCAACTGATCCTGACACTGGTGGAGGCGGTGACCTCGATGAACCTGACCCAACTGACCCAGATGGCGGAGATACTGTCAATCCCGACGAACCTCCTGAGCAGCCCGATGTTGATGATACTAATACAGGTGATTTAACGGGTGTAATTAATTCAATTCTCAGCCAAAACAAAGATATCAATACAGGCTTTAACAACCTCATTGTCGCTAACAATAACGGTTTTGCTGAAATCAACACTCGTTTGAATAGCATTGACTCCAACACATACGCAATAAATGACAATCTTTCTAAACAGCTCCTACAGGATTACAAGCTATATAAAGCAGAAAAAGAGCAGCGTGAAAAAGCATTGCAGGAAGCAAAGAAAACTAATGCTGAGTTCTTGAAAAATGATACAGAAATCAAGTCAATGCTTGCAGCGATTAATCAGTCTGTGGTGAACGTTCAACGTGCCTCCGGTGACGTCGTTATGGCGACTAATGATTCAAAACGTATTTTGGATAACATTAATCGCACAACTCAACAAACGTCCGACAATGAAGTAAGAGCCTTAGAGAGTGTTGAACGCGCTGTTGAGAGTAATCAACGTGCTGTCGAGTCATTAGAGCGCACGGTAGGCACTGACCTTACCAATGCAATTGATACGGCAAGTCGTAATCAGATTGGTGCAATCAATGATGTAGGTTCAAAAATTGACGCTCAAACCAGTGCGCTAACCTCTTCTCTTGAGGGACAAACTGAGACGTTAAAAGGTGCAATTGAAGGCATTGATATTGATGTTGATACTGGCGATTTAGGTAGCTCGGTTGGTTCTTTGAAAGGTTCGATTGATGGTCAAACTGATGCTCTTGTTTCGGCAAGTGGAGAGCTCAAAGGTGCCATTGACGGTCAAGGTAAATCACTCGAAGGTATTTCTGACCAACTCGATGATTTACTTGAAAAACTAGAGCCTTGCGAGCCAACTAAAGAGAATAATTATTGTGAAAACCCTCATGGGTTGGGTTCTGATTATGTCGGGACTGCTCTTGGTCAAGCCGATTCTGTTTTTAGTGACAATCTCGATATGTATGAAAAGACCATTACCGATGCAGCTCAATCAATGGCGGATAAGTCACTGACTACTGAGTCGGAGTCTCATATCGAAAAGCTTTCAACGGAGTTGGTTAGCGTTCTGCCCAAGCCGTCAGGTTGTGTTGACCTCTCTTTCCCGACCTTTGGCGGTGGCTCGGCTTCGATTGATTGCAAGTTCTCTCAGCAACTGAAAATCATCTTTTCTCTGTTGATTTATATCTACACGCTTAAAGCACTAGCGGAGATTCTACTTACTGAAGTTACGCCCGTTGCGGGTAATAAACCAGGTTCGGGGAGATATTATTAATGATCCAATTACTTCCTATTATTGGCACCATTGGCACAGCATTACGACTCCCTGCTCTCGTTGGTTTTATTGCTCAGATTGCAACGACGCTATTTGGTTGGTTCTTCATTGCTAAGGCTCGAAACGTCACGATTAACTTGGTGATAATCACGCTGCTAATTGGGCTTACGGTCGCCTTAACACTCGCTATTTATACTATGGGTGCAGGTCTTTCTTACGTTGTTCATCCCAAGTGGTCACAAGCCGCAGGTATGTTTATTCCGAGTAATGCCGTTCCTTGCATTAGTACGATTTATTCCGCGCGTTTACTGCGTTGGGTTTGGGAATGGAAGTTCTACGCAATTGTGAGGTCAGCATAATGGCTTCTGTTTATTTCGTTACTGGTAAGCTTGGTTCGGGTAAGACTCTAACCGCGGTTGGCAAGATACGTGAAGCGTTTATGCGTGGTGTCCCTGTTGCAACCAATCTCGATATCAACCTCAAAGAAATGCTAGGCAGAAACAAGCGTAATACTCGTTTGTATCGCCTGCCTGACAAGCCACAAGTGGAAGACTTGATGGTGATTGGCTCTGCCAACAAAAGTTATGACACATCAAAGGACGGACTTATCGTACTCGATGAGTGTGGTACGTGGTTTAACTCCCGAACGTGGAACGACAAAAATCGCCAGAAGCTAATCGACCACCTTTTGCACATTCGAAAGCTCGGATGGGACGTCATTTTTATCGTTCAGGACATTTCCATCGTAGATAAACAGGCACGTTTGGCACTGGCTGAACACACCGTATTTTGTCGCCGTCTTGACCGTCTTCAAGTGCCGTTTCTATCAACGGCTGTGTCACTGCTGACACTTGGCCAGTTAAAGCTCAAGTTCCCGAAATTACATATCGGCATTGTGAAGTATGGCGATAACACCAACTCACTCACAGTGGATAAATGGATGCTTTGGGGGACGGATTTGTACAGCTCATACGACACGAAACAAATGTTTAGGAACAACTATGAGGATGGTGTTTATTCCATTTTGCCGCCGTTTTATACGCATGGACGTTACACTGTCCCTTATACCATTAGGAACATTATGAGAATCACCAAAATCTATCTTAGGAAGTATTCGAGACTAACGGTGTTTACGGCTGGCGTGGCGGTCTCTTTTTTTGTCTGCTCATACATTGGTGTGTCTGATGCTCCCTCGCAATCCTATGAGCCTGTTGCAGAGTCATCGGAAACACTTACCAGCATCCTTGATGGATACACCATTGAATCGTCAATGAATCCGCCAAACGTAGCCCCGTCTTTTGTTCTTGTTAATGACAATGTGCGCCTTTCTTCGTCGCAGCTCTATGCTATGGGATACAAGGCCGTGTCTTACGGCTCATGCCAGATTGAGGTCTTCAAAGGTAACGATAAATTCAGGGTGAACTGCTAATGAGTCGAAACAAACGCTATGAGCAAAAGATGAAGTCTCAAGGCTTCAAAAAAGTCACGTTATGGGTTCCAGCAGATAGAGAGTCCGACATCAAACAAGCAGCTTCGCTGATGTGCGAAGCGGAAAATCTAACCATTGGTGTGCTCAAAGATATTGAAACGGGACGAATGGTCTCAATGCACCAATAAGCCCCTGTCACTGGTGACGCCAAATATACATTTCAAAGGCTGCGTATTATGTCATGGATAATAGAAATACCTTTCTTTTCTTTCTTTAAAAAAACAAAAAAAAAATCTTATTGTGCCGGAGGCTTACTCATAGATTGTACGGAGTTAATCAAGCGCTGTGGTAAAGTTGAGACACAAACAACGGCTTGTGCCAACTTTTCCACATCCAGCTTTTACGCTGTTCTTCTCGCGTTCTCCTTGCTCTCTTTTCCCTCTTTCGCCTCGCCTTCTACACCTTTTGAGGCAAAAGACACGCCAATAGCGGATTTCGCCTCATGGTTTTCTACTCAAACAGGTCTAACGGTTGTTCTTGGTCATGGCGTGAAAGGCGAAGTTAGCTTTACAGCACCAGAGCTTAATGAACAAGACTACCCTGCATTTTTCTTGTCGGTTCTTAGAGCACACGGTTATGAGCTATCCCATGACCACGGCATCTACACCATTGTTGTTGATTCGAACAAGGTAGAAACCATCGAGCCCTCCTTTGTAAAGCTCTACAAACTCAGCCACGTTAGAAATACCAAGATTGTTGATCTAATGTCTTCCATGTTGGAAGCTACGCAAACACAAACATTGAATCAAAAGTCGCTGAAAAATTATAAAGTTGAAGTTCTACCGACAACGAACAGTATCATAGTGACCGGAACACGCACCCAGCTCGAGAAGATAGACGCCTTGATTGAAGGCATTGACCAATTGCAAAGACAGGTATTTATCGAGGCGATTATTACGGAATCTGAACTTGGTGACTCTCAAGAGGTAGGCGTTAACATGAGCTTAGCTCTTGATGAGGCGGGATTTATCTCTCAGCCCACCTCCATCAAAAAGGCTGTCGACAGCATACTGTTTTATGAAGGCGGGGATTTTAATGCTCTCATCAAGGCGGTCGCTAAAAACCAAAACACCAAGCTCCTATCCCGTCCAAACATGTTTATCATGGATAGAGAACGTGGATATATAACTGTTGGTCAGAATGTGCCTTTCCTGACTTCTACCGAAGTCACAGATGGTGGTAATCAAGTTCAGCAAATAGAGCGTAAAGACGTCGGCGTATCTCTAGATGTGACTCCTCATGTGATGGGAAATCATGTGGTTCTCCAGATAACTCAGAAATCTGATTCGGTAACAGATTCTTCTATCGCTTCTGACATCATCACTAATACTCGAACTTTACAGACCGTAGTTAAGGTATTGGACGGGCAAACTATCACATTAGGTGGCTTAATATCATCAGAGCAACGGAATTCTGTATCTGGCGTCCCTGTTCTTATGGACATCCCTCTACTTGGGGCAATGTTCCGCACGGAAAAGGCCAATACGGTTGATAAAGAACTTAAAGTGGTTATCAAAACCACTATACTTTAAGTTGGTGCTTTGAGACATTCATTGAGTAAGACCCCTTTCGGGGTCTTTTTTAATTCTTCATTTTTGCTATTGCTCTCGCAAATTTTAAGAGCTTAGCTGTCATTATCCTGTCTGGCTCTGCGCCAATTTCTAGCAGTGCGATCCCTGCTAATATTTCTTGAGGTGTTACCAACTGTCCAGTTGGCAATTCCAGTCTGTCTCGGTGCATCTTGAAGCATTTCCACTCCTCAGAGGTGGCTAGTTTCCTCTTGGTTGTTATCCTCATAAGTCTTTTGCATTCCGGTGGTATGGGTTTTCCTTTGTCCCAACCTTTGACCGTCATCACACTTTTGAAGCATAGATTTGCCGTTTCTTCGACTGATAGACCGCATTCAAATTCACGAAAAACGTAATTCTTGCTCATTTCTCGGAAGTTCTTCATATACACCTTTGTAATCAAAAGGATGTATATAAAATTCATATGAAACGCTATTCAACATAACGTCGC